GAAAAATCAGACGCAGTTTATAAAGTTGATGCAGCATCTGACTTGTCACTTAAAGCAGGTGCAGATTATACTGCTGATGTTGGTGGTAAACTTTCCATGCAAGCAGCAGATACTTTAGATGTTCTAGGTAATTCAGTAAATATTGAATCTAGCGGAAGTATGAATATACTTGCTGGTGGAACTCTATCCGCAGATTATACTCAAGGACAGTTTGGTAATGGTGCAAGCGGATCTTCAACTAGTGCAGTCGAGGCACTTCCAGCTGTTGAACTTACTCCACCAGTTGCTGGTAAACCACTTAATCCAATTGTTCCTTACTTCATTCCACCAGAGCGTGCATTTGAAGAAAGAACTACTGCTGAAACTCCAGATGATTGGGATACACCAGAAGGTCGTGCCATCTCAAATAAAGAATCACGTGAGAATGGTGTTGCTGTTCCAGTAGTTCCAGTTGCTGAAGAATCTGCTGCACCAAGTGGTGGATCTGCAGCTGTAGCACCAGTTGACTGTAAAGTAATTTACAATACAACTAACTTCACTAATGATTACAGACTATCCACTAACTTTACACTGGGTATGTTGATTGATGGTGGTGTTAATGGTAAACATAAACTTGTAGACCAGATGCTTCAAGATACTGCCAAGGGACAACTAAGACAATATACAGTTCAAGAAGTTGTATGTAATCTTGCCATGGTCGCTCAAAATATTCTTGAGCCACTACTTGAGATCCTTCCTGGAGGTATCGGTGGTTATAAAAAGACATGGAAGATTAACTCTGGTTATCGTTTAAAGGGTGTTGTACCTCAAGAATCAGCCACATCTGATCACTGCAAGGGTCAGGCTGTTGATATTGGTTTAGTTAATAGCACATACGATAAACTGTATAACTTTGTTGTTTCCGCAGAGAAGATTCTACCATACGATCAAATTATTTTAGAATATCGTTATCCATCTTCACATTGGATGCACGTAAGTTATAAGATGGATGCTAGAAGAAAGATGGCATTTACCATGCTAAACGATAAAACTTACAAGAGAAATACTGCTGGTGTTCCACAAGGATTCTATCTTTTAGATCAGATTCCTCAACCAATTAGAAATGCATAATGGCTTGGACTCCGTCAAATTCTGCTTTAAAAGTTGTGGATGAATTGTTTGTGTATACCAATTATACACAAACATTTTCTTATACTGATCCAGATCCATTAACATCTTATGCAGTGACAGGAATAGTTGCAGATAAAACTAATGCTTTAATGACTGTTGGTACTAATAGTATTTCTGGGCAATATGATGCAACTCTTCATGGTGGAAGTAGTATCACATATTTGAATAAAGATAGAACTTATAATACTGTCACTAATTTTAATGATATAACGAATGCAGATGAAATTTGTTCTTTTAGTGCACCGACTATTCAGACTGTAACTTACAGTTATACTGTAACAGCCAAAGACTCAAATAATATTGGACCAGATGTTCAGAAAACTTATACTGTTGTTTCTACATTTAACTGGGATGCAGGTAAGACTGCGTTGAAAGCTGCAGTGGCACAAACTAGGGTTAATGCATAATGCCAGCCTTCTCTAAACTTGGTGATATGAGCACTGGTCATGGGTGTTTTCCACCGACTCCGATGGTCGTTACCCCTGTCACAAAAACATTTATTAACGGAGTTTTGGCTGGGGTGGCGGATACTGCATGTCAGTTCGCTACGCATTCATGTGGTAGAACTACACATCCACAAGTAGAAAGATACCCTATCGCTAATCCGAATAATAAAACTTTCATAGAAGGATATCCGATCGCTTGTATTGGGGATGATATTAACTGTGGAGATGCAATAGCGCAAGGATCTGGTAACTCTTTTGGAAAATAACCTAAATAAAGAATATGGCAAGAAATACAAGAATTTTCTCTGATTTAGATTTAAATTTCACTGCTCACCCAGTGACTAAGGACATTTCACGTAGATACGATGAAAATGCAATTAAAACTTCCCTTAAAAATCTAATTCTAACCAGAAATTTTGAGCGACCATTCCATAGTGAAATCGGCTCGCCAATCAACGCATTATTATTCGAACCACCATCACCGATGTTAAACATCACTCTCCAAAGAGCGATTGTTGATGTGGTCAATAACTTTGAACCAAGAGTAGACTTATTGGATGTTAATGTTCTTAGCAGTCCAGATGAAAATGCATTGTATGTTACTATCACATTTAAGATAGTTAATACACAACAACCTCTAACTCTAGATTTAACCTTAGAGAGAACTCGATAAATGGAAAATAAAAAAATAAGCGTCTCTGAATTAGATTTTGACCAGATCAAATCTAATCTAAAGACATTTTTACAGGGACAGAGTGAGTTTTCGGACTACGATTTTGAAGGTTCGGGAATGTCTGTATTGTTGGATGTTCTGGCTTACAATACTCACTATCATTCTCTTTATACAAACCTTGCTGTAAACGAAATGTTCTTGGACTCTGCTCGTAAGAGATCCAGCGTAGTTTCTTTGGCCAAGATGCTTGGTTATCTTCCAAGATCTTCTCGTGCACCAACAGCCACAGTAAACATCACAGTATCTGCTCCAACAGGTAGCCCATCTTCTTTGACTCTACCAGCCAGCAGCGCATTTTCCTCTATCGTTGATGGTGTGACATATACATTTTATAATACCCAAGCAACTACAATTATTCCAAATACTTCTGGTGCTTATATTTTCCAGAATGTTACTCTAACACAGGGTACTCCATTAACATATACTTACACAGTTGCTGATGGAACTCGTTTTGTTGTCCCAAATGCAGATATCGATATTTCCACACTAACTGTTCGTGTTCAAGAAACCTCAGGATCTACTGCATATACATCTTATGTGTTTGCCAATAATATCACTGAAGTTGGTCCAACCACTCGTACTTTCTTTTTGAAAGAAATTGACGACCAGTTATTTGAAGTATACTTTGGTGATGGGATTGTAGGGTATAAACCTGCGACTGGTAATATTGTATTGTTTAATTACTTTGTCACAGATAAAACTTTAGCCAATGGTGCACGTGTCTTTACTTTTGATGGAACAGGTATCGGTGGTGGCACTGTTTCAGTCAATACAGTTACTGCTGCACAGGGTGGACAAGACATTGAAGATATCGATTCTATTCGTTTCAATGCTCCAAGAAATTACTCTGCTCAAAATCGTGCCGTTACTGCGGAAGATTACAAAGTTATTCTTCCACAACTATTTTCAAACATCGACTCAATTAATGTTTGGGGTGGTGAAGATAATAATCCTCCAGTTTATGGTAAAGCATTTATTGCTATCAAACCACTGTCAGGTGAAACATTATCCAATGCCACCAAAGAACTAATTAAAACTACAATTCTTAAAGGTAGAAACGTAGTATCAATTATTCCAGAAGTTGTTGATGCTCAGTATCTTTATATTGTTCCAAGCACTACAATTTACTATAATCCTCAGCAAACAAATAGATCTGAAGAATTATTGAAGACTTTAGTTCGTGATACTATTGTTAATTACAATCAAACAGATCTTAATCGTTTCGATGGAATGTTTAGATTCTCAAAACTATCTCGTTTAATTGATGCGTCAGAAGAATCTATTTTAAGTAACATTACCACGATTGTTCTAAAAAGATCATTTACTCCGACTTTTAATACTAGAACATCTTATGTTATCACTGTTGATAACCCAATTTATACAGAAGGTGTTCCTGAAGGTGCTGTAACATCTGATGCTTTTACTATTGATGGTTCCAGTGAAACATTCTACTTTGAAGATGATGGTGTTGGTGCTATTCGTTTGTATTACTTTGTTGGCGCAGGCACTAAGAGATACATTAACGCTAATTTGGGAACAGTCAATTATACGACTGGACAAATAACATTAAATGATATTAACATAACATCTGCTACAAATAATGAGATTACTATCACAATTAAACCATCATCAAATGATGTCGTTTCAGTTAGAAGTCAGTTGGCTTTAATTGCAGAAGAACAGATCACTGTAAATGCAGTTGTTGATAAAGTTGCCTCAGGCGAGACCTCTGGCGGATCTAATTATATCTTCACTTCAAGTCGTAGCTAATAATGGCACTCGTAAAAGCAAAAGTATCATCAGTCGTATCTAGACAAGTCCCCGAATTTATTCGTGAGGATAATGCTCAGTTCATTGCATTTCTAGAAGCATACTATGAGTTTCTAGAACAAACTGAAAAGAGAAATCTTGAGAGCACTCGTGATATTGATGATACTGTTGATAGTTTTATTCAGTACTTTAGAAATGAAGTATTGCTACATGTCCCCATTTCTGTTTTATCAGATAAACGATATCTTGCAAAACAAATAAATGAAGTTTATCGTTCAAAGGGTACGATAAAGTCTTATGAATTCTTATTCAGAATTCTATTCAATGAAACTCCACAACTGTATTTCCCTAAAACTGACATGCTCCGTTTATCAGATGGTAAATGGGATCAGGCTGTTGTCATTCGTTGTATTGAAACAAGTGGAAATTCTTTTAATTTAATTGGTCAAACAGTTAGTCAAGGCATAACTCGTGCCACTATAGAATCAGTTATTAAATTTCAAATTGGTTCTGATACAATTGCAGAATTGACATTGAATGAAAAGAGTATCGTTGGAACATTCAATACAACAGATGCCATAACAGGATTAGACAATACTAATGATACTACAATAACATTGGATGTGTTGTCAGTTATTACTGGGTTTAATATTAATAATGATGGTTCATATTATAGAGTTGGCGATCCAATTAGTCTTCTTTCTGGTACTGGATCAGATGCGCAAATTGAAGTGACCAATATTGGTTACGGATCTATTGATGACATTATTATTGACACACCTGGATCTGGATATAGTGTTGGTACAGAATTAACATTTGATAATACTGATGCTGGAGATCAAGGAAATTCTTTAATCACAGCCAAAGCCATTATTACCGATATTGATGTTGACTCTATTCTGATGGAAGATGGTTCTAAATTACTCAGTGAATCTAGAGATCATTTTGATTTAGAAAATGTCACCACAGGTGGTATTAAAGCAGTTTCTCTTTTAACTGGTGGATACTACTATAAGAAACTTCCTATCGTTTCTTCCACTGGTGGCACTGGCGCAAAACTTATTGCAGTTGGTAATGGTATTGGTAGAGTTACTAGAGTTGGTATCACAAATCCAGGTGTGAGATATGAGACTGCTCCAATTGCAGTATTCCCATACAATATTGTTGTTAAGGATATAACTGGATCTTTTGCTGCGGGAGATACAATTTCTGTTCTTCCTCAAACAATGTCTTTAGAGACAGATATTGATAGTGAACTATTACTTGAAACTGGTGATAATATAGTTCTTGAGAGTCAACAAGTACCAAGCGGAACTATCTACTCTTATGATACTAGTAGAAACTTAATTACATTATATCCAACATCAGATAGAATTGTTACTCAATTGGAAACTGGAACTGGATATTTACTTTCAGAAGATGGAAGAACATTTGTAAATGAAACTTCTGGACAGTTTGAGACACATCAAACTATAACTAATACAGCTGGTGCAACTGCTAAAATTATTTCTGGATCTGGTAATCATGCCGAAGCCACAGGTATTATTGGCGCAGTTAGTCGAACACTTGGTAAGTTTATTAATGCTGATGGTAAAATTTCTGAATCTTCAAAGAAAATTCAAGACTCTTTATTTTACCAAGAGTACTCTTATGTTATTAAAGTTGGTCAGTCCATCGATAAGTATCGTGATGCTGTCAAGAAATTACTACACCCAATCGGTCTAGCACTATTCGGTGAAGTCACAGTTCAGTCATTGGTTCAAGCAGAATCCAATATAACATTAGAAGTTTCTGAATTATTAAAAACTATTCGTTTATTCTTAGACATGAAGATGCGAGCAGTTGGTAACTACAGAAGATCTGGATATGAGGATAATTCTGCTTTAGATAAAGAACAAGTTACTTTAATTATTACAGACTTCTTAACTTCACACCTATCCGTATTAAGTGTGCCATCGGAATTCTTACCAACTTTGGTTTTACCAAATCTTTCTCCAGAAGAAGTATATTTACTGGATCTTCGTGCAGAGGTTGGTGAAACCTATAAATCTATCATGTGGGAAACTCTTTCTGAGAATCCTACAAATTTAGGTGAATTTGTTGCCAGATTAGAGTTAAAATCTAGTCCATCTGCTACTTCTGCTCAACTTGGACCAACTTTAGCGTGGCTTGAGAGATGGAAGTTTACTATGCCACCATATGTAGCTGGTACAAAACAGACTATTGGTGTTTATAGAAAAGCATGGACTCAAGATTATGATGCTCCAAACGAAGGTTACTGGAATACATACGCAAACACACAAATTAAGGATTTTGGAAGTATTATCATTTCAGATGTTATAAATAATCCTAATAGAAGAACAAACTTTGCGCAAGAAGCGTATATTGATATTATTAAGTTAGACTATTCTTATAGCATGGATTCTAGTGCGATCAAACTAGACTCAGGAATTCTAACTATGGACAACGGAGATAATGTTGGATCTACATTCGACAATATAAGTTCAACAACACTAGACAAAACTACATCGTTGACATTTGATACGATGTAATACAGGAGAAATAAATGGCAAAATCAGTTATTGGAGTAGGAACTACAGCTAACGATGGTACAGGTGATACACTTCGTGCAGCTGGTGTTAAAATTAACGACAATTTCAGCGAGATCTATAATGCATTAGGTACTGGCTCAGCAATCACGCTAACTTCTAGCGTTGCAGAACTAAACTATGTAGATGGTGTCACATCTGCTATTCAGACTCAATTAGACGCTAAGGCTGCATCTTCTAGTTTAGCCACAGTA